AGGGGTTCAACCTCGCGGGTGCAGACCGCCTTCATGCTGCAGAACCTGCAGCCGAAACTCGAGCCATCATCACTGATTCCGGCCGGGCGTAGCCGGGCCTCCGTGAGTTTGATGATTCGCGCTCGCAGCCGGTCCTGCTCGGCTTTGTCCTCCCGTATACGCTCGACGTAGAACTGCTCGTCGTCTTTGCAGACCGCCACATACAGCGCCCGAGAGAATCCCCCGAGCGCCATACTGATCTGCACCTGAGCGTAGTGAGAAGGTTTTGAGTCGGCTACACCTTTCTTCAGCAGCGAACTGAAGCTGTTCTTGTTGTGCGTCTTAACCTCAAGCAGGTGCGGTTTGTCGCTCTCCGGAACATCCCTGACCACGCCGTCCACTTTTGTAATAAAGTGTCCGGTCGAGTCACCGAACTCGTACTGACGTCCGTCGGGTTGTTTGTCCCAGACCGCGAACCCCGCACGGCGCAGATCATCTACGATTCGCGCCTCCTGAAGATGCCCCGTCTCAAAAAGGCGATACAGGCGTCCGTCAAACTGCTCACGGGCGAAACCTCGCCAGTTGAGCCACACCTGACGGACGCACTCCTCACCTATCCCAGACGAGCCAAGCCGCCCCAAGTACAGTTCAGAATCTGCTTTCTCTTTCTGAATGGCAGCGTAGATACGGCTGATGACTTGCTGCTCGGGTTTGGGCGGAATGGCTACCATGGCGCTCAGTCCCAGGGGTTAGAAGACGCGGCGGCGGGCTTTGAGGCGGCCTTGGGCGCGGGCTTGGGGGTGGGGGCGGCTTTTGGGGCTGCTGCTGCGGGAGCATCATCAAACAGGAACGCTTTGATCTTGTTGCTCGCCTTGTAGCCGTTGCTAGCGGGCTCGACACCGACCGCTGCGCGGAACGGTTTTTCAAGCAGCTTGTCGGTGTCGTCGGCTTCGGGCCTGCCGCACGCCGTGGCCCAGGCGACGAGCTGCTGCCGGCCGATACGCTGCGCTTTCTCGCTGGGGTTGTTGATGTTGAAATTTTGCCACAACAGGCGGCCGGCGTGCTCACCTTTGACGACTTCAAACTTTGCTTTGATGTAGCTGCCGTCGCCTCGGCTGGTGGACTTCTCCTCAGCGTCGAGCGCCTTCAGAATGTACTCACCCTCAGGAATGGGGTCGTACTCGGCGGGGGCGGAAACATCAACTTCGGCGGTGTCAAATCCAAACTTTGCCATGATAAGGGGCTCCTTTAATTAAGCGGCAATGGGGATGAGTTTTTCGAGATTTTCAATTTTCATCTCAATCTCGTCGGGACAACCGTAACGGTTCTTTGCAGCATACGCGGGGTTCTCAATAAAGTGCAGCAGCCGTTCGCCTGTAGTTACGCCTCGGGTCTTTTGATTGTTGAACCCGGTGTCAGACTTGCGGATGATCACTTTGAACGCCGCGAAAGCTATCACGTCCGCCCATTCTTGCAGCAGCGCGTTGCAGCGGTTCGGCAGCTTAGGCTGATACCGATCATAAGGCTCGGTGCGGGGGTCTTCGAACTTCACCACCGCCGCATGTGCGATCAGGACCACGTTCATGCCGCGTTTGATTCGCAACACGTCGAGCCCCTGCAAGATCTCGCGAAACTCCTCCGCGACCAGCATCTGCCCCTTACCGTAGGCGAGGTCTTTGGCCTCGTGGGAAGACTCCACATTGCTCACAATCAGCGGCTCAATCAGCCAGTCAACCGAGTCAATCACCACGGTCTTGAACTGATGCTCCTCTTTGATGAGCGTCTTAATACTCTCCACCACGTCGTTGATCTGCGTCGCTCGGGGAAAGCTCGTCACGTCGAGCGAGTCCAAGCCGTCTTCCGTACTGATGAAGATCGGGGCCGGAAACTGGCTGGCGAGCGTCGACTTACCTATCCCGTGGCCGCCGTAGATGACGATACGCGGGGGAACGGCCTGCTTACCCCGGCGCAGCGTGTCCTGCCAGCTGCTGGGGGTGGGTTGCTTCTCTTTTGACATTTTGTTTCTCCTTTCTGAGTAGAGGCGGTTAGTCGTCCGCCGTTGCGAAATCGTCGTAGTCTTCGGCGTTCTGGCCGAAGTCCCACTGGTGTGTGATGTACTGGAACAGCTCGCGGTCCCAGCTCAAGAGATTCAACTTGTAGTCCTGCTCGGTGACCAGCGCGGCGCATATGGCACACAGCGACGGATCTCCCACCATGAGCAGGTAGTCTCCCGGCTCCCACTCACTCAGCACTCGCCGCGCTTTGGCGATCATCATGCGAGTGTTATACGGTTTGCGGGGGCGGCTGAATACCGCTCTTAGCTGACCGAACCGACGCGCATCGCTGAGGTCTTTGCTGTTGTCAACCTGCACGACGAATACGGTGCGGGTGTTACCGGATGATTGTAGAGGTGTTGTCATTTTTACGTTTCCTAGGTTGTTTGGGTGGTGGGGCGATGAGCGCGAGCTCTTCCGAGCTGAGGTAGTTTTCACAACCCACCGCCACGGCGATCTTGATTGCCTCTTTTTGATACCAAGTGTGGTCGAGATCAGCCGGGTGTTTGACGAAATCCTCAACGGTCATGCAGGCTCGAGCACCGTCGGTCTTGGGCACCTTGTTATTGTTTTTGATATAACGTATCGGCTCCAGCGCGGGGTCGTTAGATTGATACCACCGCACCACGCGACCCAAGTACTGACCGGCCTGAGCGCCGCCGCCCGTGACGTTACGCGCTGAGATGAAGTCTCTGAACGGCGCGGCGTGTATCGTGTCGAGCAGCGGCGTGCCTCGCGCTAACCACTGCCCCACAGCGTCTGAGCAGACCTGCGCAGTGGGGTTTTTCTTCAGCGACAACGGTGCGTAAATACCTTTAACTTTTAGTGATCGGTCCGGTTTGACGGCGATGTAGTTGTTAACATCTTTCATCGCCAGCACGCGGTAGGGTGTAAACTCAAAAGCAAACTTAGAAATTTCACCGTACCGACGCACCACCTTTTGAATAGTGTCCTCGAGCGCGGCCGGATACCGAATCGCGATACCGTCGGTGTTGGCGGAAAGCGTGGTCGCCCCAGCCAGCTCAAGCCACTCAATCAACATGAGCAAGGTGAACTGCCCGGTCAGCGTCACAGCGAGCATCAAGTCCGGCGAGTACAGCACCGAGTAGCGGCTAGCGAGCTTGCCAAATGTGCCGTTCAAAGAAATCTTGAGTGTGGCGTCTGTGGTCTTATCACCAGAACGTTTGGCCTCCAGCCGCCGTTCGTAAATCTTACGATACTCGCGGACGAAGTCCTCGCCGAGTCCAGCAGGTACAAAACCGCACTCAAGGATGATACTGGGGTAGAAGCTAGCGGCGTCAATGTCACAGATGACGTCGGCCCCAGCGACGTAACAAACTTTTCGGTCGTGAACACTGTGTATACCTCCTACACCGAGTTGATACTCGCCGGTGCCGAACGGTATGGTGCGCTCGCCCAGGAAGTCCGGCAGCACCACATGCCCGCTGTTCTGGTTCATGATGAATGTGTGCTCAGCCACCCGGTCAAGCAGCCCCTGCAACTGCGCGTCCTGAAACCGCAAAAAGCTCGGCGGTGTGTAACGCACTGTACGGGGGATTTCGTTCTCCCGTCGCTGAAGGCGCATGCTGGTAATGTAAGCCTGCTCGGCCATCTGAGAATCAGACTTGCTGCGCATGTCGACGCCGTAACGCCGGCTCATCTCCACCCGTAGCAGGACCTCTTTTTCAAGCTGCCGCAGTAGTTCGGCCGTGGTCTCAACGTCGTTGTGGCAGTACTCGAGCAGCGTGGCTTCCTGCTCGGGGCGTATGAGTTCGGCATGGTGAATGGGTAGGTCTTGAAGGCGAGGCATGTGCATGCGAGCGCCGTAGGCTTTTAACCCCACAAACGAAGGAGCCACCTCGATCAGATCGATCGAATCAAAACGCAACTCGGGCAGCATGTACTTACGCATCGCGGCCCAGGGCGCTAGGCGGTTACCGATGATATCATCCGCGATGCGTTTGATTTCGACCTCCGTGCGGGTGTTGCAGAACGCCGCTACGATGATATTGTCAAACTCCCGCGAGTTGAACCCTACGAACGTGCCCCCGGAGGTGAGCAGCTTCTTCAGCCGCTCAGGAGCCTCCGGCTCGTGACGCCATAGGTCAAACCACTCGCCGGTGTCTACGTTCTTGGCGCAGAACAACGTGCGGTTGCGGTAAGTTTCGGTATCAAACACCCAGGTGCTCATCTGTCTTGATTAGTGTAACCGGAGGTCGGTTCAGCACCGTCGGACTGC